AAACTTCTTTGAGCCAGACCCTTGTGGACAAACGTCCTGTCCGATTCTGTATCTGCTTTTTGCCCTTCGACAAAAAGTTTTCCATGCTCTGTGAAAACATTGACTTCCTCCTTTCTAAACCCAGCAAGAGCAATCTCTAAATGAGATTCTACACTATTTACCTGAATTAAATTGTATGGTGGATAATTATTTGTGGTTTCGTGAACATTAAAAAATCGATTAAAGTAATCATCCATTCCAATGCTATTGCGGGCAATCCTATCCAGCAAGGTAGGAAGATCCGCAGCCGTATAACGTGCAAGGTTAGTCATTATGGTAGCTCCTTAAAAAGCGAGTTTGTGTTTTGTGGACCCCGAAGGCATCCAAACATATTTATAGCACGGATAATAAAAAAAGGGAGTGTGGAACTCCCTACTTTATTACTCGGTTTCTACTGCTTTGGTTTTCTTACCAATGTTGTATTTCTGTTCTAAAATCCATTCACCTTTCTCTTTGAAGGGAAGAACTTTAATTTGATTGAGTGGTGCAATATCAAGAACAGAATCTTCTTTAACAATCGCAATCAGTCCCCAATCTGCAAGAAGACGAACAATACGATTTCTTCTTTGAACATCATTTACAGTCAGATTTGCGTGTTTACCATCAAGAGCAAATAGTTCTTTAAAGTGGGTGATATAGTATCTACCCTGCTTATGAAGAATGTGAGCACTCTGGTAGAGTTTTTTCTCCTTTCTCGATGCAACTCCGATACGAGTGAGCGTTTCTCTCACCTTTAGAAAGTCATCTGGTTCGTTTAAAGTAACCTCCACCATCATATCAGGAGACCAGTTTACTTGTGGTTCAATTGTTTGGTTAGTCATTTCATTCCGCCAGTTTCAAGTCGTTTTTTTATAAAGTCAATATGGGATTTATTTAGAATTTTAAGTGCTTGAGATGCTTTCTCATTACTATATCCATAGTATTTTTTAACGCATTCTAAATCGTTGACCTTATCCTTTCGGAGCCAGGGAGAGAATCTCTTCTTTTTCCTCAAACTATTTAGATAAAAGGAATATTGCATATCTTTGTCTAAAGAATGGTGAAGATTCATTTCATTTACATATAGAATACAATCAATATGCCCAGACAAACATTTGTTAATGATGTAAGGTGGGTAATCTTTCTTTAGAGTTTCATCTTGTTCTATTAGATTATCTTTGGTGAAGTTAATAGAGTTCAACCAATCTTTAAGTTCAGTCACCAATCAACCCCTCATTTTTCAATCTATTGTAATTATAGCATCCATCAAAATTAACTTGAATTTTTGGAGTTTTACTATAATTAAATAGCAGGAGTTCTTTGCGTTGTTTTTGATCTCGCATGTACTCACCCGTAGAGCGCATAGTATAAGTTAAATCAAACTCACCAGCATTCCAATTCGTGAAACGATCCTTGACAAGTTGATCTGAATTATAACTTATCAACTGATCCATATTATTAGAATCGCAATCGGCAGCAAACTTATCGTGATCAAATCCTTTGTGCATTGATCCTTTTCTCCCATAGAGATTATCCTTAATGTCATAAGGAGGATCGAGATACATAAAAGCACCTTTGTTTCCATCCATCAGATAATCATAAGAATAATTAGTTATACGCCATTTAGAGATAAGTTTAGAATACTCAGGCAGTTTCTCAATACCTCTAAGACTAAAATTAGCATTAGATGCTTGGGGTGAGAATGAGGAACTTTCAGTTAGACCAGAGAAAGAGCACTTATTGATAATATAAAAATCGGCAGCACGATCAAGATTTGAACGACCTTCTTCATGTAATTTATCCTTACAATAAAGAAATAGATCCCGTGCTAATTCTGGTTTATTGTTTGCTAATTTTATTCCTTCAAGATTATCTTTCAGATCTGTTCCAAACATTTGAAGTTGTTGCCAGAAATTCACCAGAGGTTCATATAAATCATTTACCCAAATATCCAGGTTGGGATATTTTTTAGTAATATGAATTGCTACAGAACCGCCACCAAGAAATGGTTCACGAAACTCATCATAGTCGCGGAGGTCTGGAAAGAAAGGATCCATCTTGATGCAAGCACGGGACTTACCGCCTGGGTAGCGTAACGGGGTCTTAAGTGATTTTTGGGAACTCATTTAAACTCAACCTCACACATAATTTCAGTTAGTGCGGCAAGAAGATTTATTTCCTGGTCAGCAACAAAACAAATCTGATACTGATACTTTGCAATAATCAAAACAGCAGACGGAATAGAAGCAGGCACTAGAACATCATAAAGGGCATCATAAACCCTACGAAGAATAACAGAAGAATCATTATCAAGATTAGAAACAACCCATTTGCGAACTTCCGTAAAATTCTTCTCTTTGAGATATTTAAGGAGATCATTTACAGATACATCAGAGAAAGAGGCAAGAATACCAGCATCAATCTTTCCACTTGTAGAATAACGTTGGCATTCGTTGAGGACCCTACGGAAATCTGGAAAGTGTTTAGAGACCAATTCCATAATGACTTTTTGGTCATACTCAATTTTTTCAGCATTAAGAATGATTTGGAGTCGTTGGAAAAAGTTTGCTGCGAGTTGTGCCTTTTGTTTTCCTTTAATAGTGAAGTCAATACAAGCACAACGAGAATGTAGTGGTTCAATAATCTTGTTCTTGTAATTGCAGGTGAAAATAAATCGGCAGTTATTATAGAATGCCTCAATATTTGCGCGTAGAAGCATCTGAACATCATTACCAGTATTATCTGCTTCATCAATAATAATGACTTTATGTTTGGAAGAACCCGTCAGGGACACAGTAGACGCAAAGTTCTTTGCTTGATTTCTTACAGTATCCAGAAATCGTCCTTCATCAGATCCATTAATGATATAGTAGTCGGCACCAAGTTCATTACAGAGTGCTTTTGCAATGGTTGTTTTACCAATACCAGGAGGACCGGAAAGAAGTAGATTTGGAATTTCACCTTTCTCTACAAACTCTTTAAACGTTTTTTTAGTATCATCAGGAAGAATACAATCATCAATTACTTGAGGTCTGTATTTTTCCACGAAGAGGAATTCACTTGTCATAATAAATTAAATCCAGTCAGGTTTTCTTTGGGGCATACGAAGATAGTTATCCTTTACCCAAGGTTTAGATGCGATATATCTTTTATAAGCAGTAAAGGTATCAATCGTATCATCATGCTTCCATTCTTCAGGCATAGCACGAACAAACGGAGTTACATTCGTCAACTTACCTTTGGGAAACAAATAGTATGCATCCACAAGAGTTTTGTAACACGAATGAGTTTTATTATACCTTAAGGTATACTCATCGCACAAGTTCATCCCCCACTTGATTAACCAGTAAGCATTATCAATAGTGCTTGATGCCCACTTGGTGCAGGGATGATTGCGGAAAGCACCCTTATCGGTCTTGTAGGGGGTGCCATCGGTCTTAGGGAGGGTTCCGTATCCGTGACCCCACTTCTCTGATGCCACGATAGAGAGCATCTGACAGCACTCCAGAGGCATCTTGACTACATGTTTGTCTGGAAGGCAGATAGCACTCTCTGCAGGAAATTTAGAAGTTACAAAGATGTTCATCCAAAAGTAGAATCAGGTTCCAAAGCAATATAGTACGTGACATCAAATCCAGTATTCTTGAAACGTGAAAGAAGTTTTTGTGAAATAACTACTTCATAATTACCAGGAATGATCTTAATATTCTCAACCTTAAAGTTAAAGATAAACACATCAGTAGTCTCACCTACTACAATAGAGAAGTCATTGGAGGTGTCGTTCTTCTTATCACGA